GGAGATGAGTGTGGCGAAGCGAGTGCCACGCAAGAACCTGACCTACCGTCTTGACAACGGTGAACCCATCGCCCCTGTCGGTGCGCGCTACCACGTCGTTCAGACGAAGGAAGTGCTGTCACTGGTCGAAGCGATGACTGGTGCGGGCTGGCAACCTGAGTTCGCTGGGACGTTCAACAACAACAGCGCAGTGTTCATGGCAGGCAAGATGGACATGGCATTGAAGACCAGGGAGATTGACCCCTACCTGTGTTTCGTGAACTCGTTCGACGGAAGCACTGGCGTGAAGTTCGCCTGTACCCCGTTCCGTCCGTTCTGTACGAATCAGATCAGGGCTATCTTCACAAAGCGTGGTGAACGCCCTGTGATTTCGTTGCGACACACGACGCACATTCTGAAGCGTGCTGACACAGCCCGTGAACTGTTGGGCCTGACGACCGCCTACTACCGTTACATGGACGAACAGGTGGAACGACTGCTGGACAAGGTTCTGACTGAACAGATGTTGTCGCAGGCGTTGGACATAGTTGCCCCGATCAAGCAAGACGCACCTGATTTCGTGCGTGAACGCAAGGAACAGAAGCGTGCCATGTTGGTTCACACGCTTCGCACGTCACCGACGATTGAAGACCGTGACCGTGACAGTGCGTGGGGCTTGTACAACGCCATGACGGAACTGGAACAGTGGAACCGTGAACAGTTCCCGACGCAGGCGCAAGCAGAAAAGATGTTCGGGAATCATCTTGGAATGGTCCCGATGACGAACCCGTCCGACCGTATGTTGCGAGTTCTGACCGCACCATACTTGGGCTGACAAACAGAAGGGACCAGGCACGGTACAGTGCCTGGTCCCTATCACCACAGACAGGAGAGTCAAGTGACAGAAGTGAAGGATACAAGCCAGGTGGTCAGTGACACTGGACCATTCGTGATTATCCCTGAATGGGTGTTGGTGTCGAAGATCAGCCACGGGGCTGTGCGTCTGTATGCGTTGCTGGGACGCTATGCGGATTATGAGACTGGTGAAGCGTTCCCTAGTCGCAAACTGTTGGCGACAAGGCTTGACGTATCGGTGGCGACAGTGGACCGCATGGTGAAGGAACTGGTGGACATTGGTGCGCTGGAAGTGTTCAAGCGTTGCGACAATGGAATCTGGCTATCGAACCTGTACCGCATTAGGCGTGTTCCAGGTAGCCCCACCAATGATGAGGGTAGCCCCACCAGTGAGGATAGGGGTAGCCCCATGCGTGAGGGTAGGGGTAGCCCCACCAGTGACGAACTAACAAGAACCACTACTAACGAGAACCAACTGAACGAGAAGAAGACGCGACAGCCCGAAGTTCAACAGGTGTTCGATGTATGGCTTGCGGTCACTGGCAAGGACAGACAGCGCACGAAACTGGACAGCAAGCGTGAAGCACGAATCGTGTGGGCATTGAAGTCGTACCCACTGGAAGACGTGCTGGACGCTGTTCAAGGCTGGCAGAAGTCGCCGTTCCACTCTGGGCAGAACAGCGACGGGAAAGTGTGGAATGACCTGACATTGCTGTTACGCAACGCAGAAAAGTTGGAGTTCTTTCGTGACCACCAACGTCGCCCAACGCCAGCAGGCGCACGCGTGTCCGACACCTGGCGCAGACTCGCAGGACTGATCGGGGACAAGTCATGAGCAAGGAAGTTGGAGTTCTTTCGTGACCACCAACGTCGCCCAACGCCAGCAGGCGCACGCGTGTCCGACACCTGGCGCAGACTCGCAGGACTGATGGGAGACAAGTCGTGAGCAAGGAAGGCGTGGTTCGTGCGCTGGCGACACTGAGCGCGGCGTATCAGCGTGAACTGACTGACCCGACCATCGCCCTGTACATGGAAGCCCTGAACGATCTGGACGACCGTGCGCTGATGAGCGCGTGCGAATCGGTGATCGTCACCAGCCGATTCTTCCCCACCATCGCTGAACTCAGGGAACGGGCAGTGTTCGCCCTTCACCCCGAAGGCGCACCGCCAGCCCCTGAAATGGCGTGGGCTGAAGTCATGAAAGCCGTGACCACCCAAGGACGCTACGAACGCCCAGAGTTCTCACACGAACTGATCAGGGCCACCCTGGACCTGACAGGTGGCTACATTCGCCTGTGTGACGCGACAACAGCGTCAGAGGGTGCGAACCGCGCCCAGTTCATTTCGACGTACCAGAGGCTCATACAGCGTGAATCCGTGGCGACGTTCGCCCTGGGGTCTGGTGGCCTGAAGGAGTTGTCAGCATGAAGCGTGGCGGTCCCCTTCGACGCAACACCCCACTGAAAGCCACACAAGGCTTGAAACGAACGGGCAGGCTGAATCCAGTATCCAAGAAACGCGCACGCCAACTAGCCAAGAGGCGACAGGTCATAGACGAAATCCTGAAGCACCGAATGATCTGCGAAGCCAGCACACGAATCGCAAACGTGGACCGCAACCACCGCTGTTTCAGAATCCCGTGGGACGTACACGAACCCCTGACTCGCGCCCGTGGTGGTTCGATCACGGACCCAGCGAACATGATGGTCGTCTGTCGCCCATGCCACGACTGGATTCACGCACACCCACAACTAGCAACACAGGTAGGTCTACTGGTGTCCCGATACACAGCCAGGTATGATCAACCAGATGGGGAAGACCTGGACCATTGAAGACAGCGTTCGCCCCTGGACAACCAACAGCGAACGAACCTGGCACTACCAGAAGCGCGCCAAAGTCGTGAAAGAAACACGGGAACGCTGGTTCTTCCTAGCGAAAGAAGCCAGAGTTCCACGCCTGAAGAAGATCAAGGTCGCAGTCGTACCACTAGCCAAGGACAGGAGATGGAAGCCCGATGTAGCCGCGTGTTACCCAGCAGTGAAAGCCGCGATAGACGGACTCGTGGACGCAGGTGTGATACCTGACGACAATCCAACGCACTTGGAGTCCATCACGTTCTTCTCAGTGAACGTCTGCGGTCGTGAGGGTATGCGCGTCATCATCAGCGAACTGACATGAACAGCACCGATCAGATCACACAGATAGACCTAGAAGCAGAGATGTTGCGTATCTGCGACCGAATCGAACAAGACATTGACCTACTGGCAGACCTGTCCACACAACGCGCTGAAGCCGAATCTGCGTACAAGTACCGACACGCACGAAGCATGGTCGAACAAACAGGGAAGGTTCCTGTGGCAAGCAAGGAAGCGATAGCGCACCTGCGCGCCAGCGAGGAATACCGACAGTGGAAAGTGTTGGAAGGACGAGAGAAGGCAACACAGCAAGCACTGTTGGCTTCACGCGCACGACTGGACGCACTACGCACAATCTCAGCGAACGTCAGAGCGATGACATGACCGACACCGAAACCTTGCGTGAAGAACTCGCACGGTGGCGTTCAATCGCAGACGACCTGTACCACGAACTTCGACAACACGAAGAACCCGTACCGCAATCAGTTATCAACGCACTGGTGCGATACGACAGACAAACACAAGGAAGACACTGACATGACAACCACCCAACCAATGAACAAACTCGCACGCGCTAAGGAACTCACACGCGCCATGCGTGAACACGAACAGCGAATCGTCGCAATGAACAATGAGCGTCGTGAACTGTTGCGCGAGATGTGGAAAGACGACGGGCTTCGTCAGCGCGAAATCGCTGTGGAACTAGGCGTGACTTCGCAGACGATCTGGAACGAAATCCACCGCAAGGACCATACGCAACAGGCGTAACAGGGTCACATAAGTCCTGGTCAGAAGGTTATTTCAGAAATGTTGTAGATAAGTGTGTTTCGTGTCTACAAGTGTGGTTATGATGTGGTCATGGCAACAGCAACCACAACCCGAAAGGACACAGCCATGAACACCTTCACCCACACCACCTACGCAGAAGCCCAGACCCAGTTGAAGCGCAACAAGCGCAACAACGATCAGACGATGGTCACCTGGGACGCAGGCGACGGTTGGAAGGCTGAAGCGTACTGGTGCGCTCGTCGCAATCGAATCATCACCCAGACCACCAAGAATGGTTTCACCATTCACTGACCACCAACCACACACAACAGGAGACATGACCATGAACACCAACACCTATGTGATTGAAGCCCGAAAGGGACTCACTAAGCGGAACAGGCCCACGTTCTACCGCAACCTGCGGAAGTACGAACGAGGTATTCGACTCGTCACAACCCGTACAGCACCAACAGCGAAGAACTACATCGGTCGAATCGAAGCCGAAGAAACTCGAAGCCCGCATGGGACTCACCAGACGGAACAGGCCCACGTTCTACCGCAACCTGCGGAAGTACGAACGAGGGATTCGACTCGTCACAACTCGTACAACACCAACAGCGAAGAACTACATCGGTCGAATCGAAGCCGAAGAAACCTGCGCCAAACTCACGACCATGTTCCCTGGGATTGACTTCACCGTCAGCCCCATCGAAGACTG